ACTTATCGAAATATCTGTCTGTCATTAGGTTATCTCGTTTCTGAACCAGAACTGCATTTCCATCAGATTCAATGTTAATGCAACTGCAGCAGGAGCTCCATTTTTATGGAAAGCTGGAGTTGGAGCATTTGTGTAATTAACTTGAACAGATGTTATAATACAAGGTTTAAATATCATTTGCCCGAAAATATCATTTGGATACATTTTAATTAGAGCTACTTGTGGATATGTCATAAGAAACGGACCAAATCTGTCAGGAGAAGCAGCCCTCTTGCACTTAGTAACTATGTTTTTAATTGTGTTAGATTCTTTTTCGTTTCTTGGAGTTAACAACCAACTTAGCGAAAATTGTCTATATTCAGGTCTTTGGAAAAGCAAAAACATCAATGGATTAAGTGCAAGTCCTCCAGGAACCGCAGCACCACCTGCTTGGATCAAAATGCCAGCGCCTTTACCAAAAGAACCCGCTGCACCTAACACAGATTCGGTTAAAGAAACTGGGCTCCAATGTAAAATTAAGTTGTCGTTTACTTTAGAAGGTATAGGAAGCTTCATACTACCGCCGGATGGCAATGCATACGAACCCATAAAATTTATTTGTTGGAATATAGAATATTGAACGAATTGTATTTGTGTGTAGAAATTTCTACCAGTGCTGTTTGTCAAATCGTTTGGAAAAACCAAAGGACCAGAATTTTCATTTCTGTCTAATGGTTTAGGGAAATTTGGGATATTTGAAGTGGTTGATGGAAATGGCATTCTCTTTATCTTATGCTACATAAATAACTTGTTGTTATTATTTATTACGTTTTTTATGCCGATACAAGGACTCTTTAAACCTAAAAATCCACAAAAATACAAAGGCGACCCAACAAATATTGTATATCGTTCGGGTTGGGAACTCAAGCTCATGCTTTATTTAGATTCTAGAAAGGATGTTTTGAGTTGGGGATCTGAAGAAATAATAATACCATACAGATCTCCTATAGATGGAAAAATACACAGATACTTTCCGGACTTTATCGTTACAAAAATAAATAGTGATGGTAAGAAAGAAACTATTTTGATAGAAGTAAAACCTTATGCACAAACTATTCCACCAAAAAACACCAAAGGCAAAAAACAAAAAACGTTTTTGACCGAGGTAAAAACTTGGGGAACGAATGAAGCTAAATGGAAAGCCGCCTATGAATTTTGTAAAGACAGAGGCTGGACTTTCCATATTTTCACAGAGAAAGAATTAGGGATTAAATAATGGCTGGTCAAGACGATGAATTTTTCCAATTACTAAAAAGCACCGGAAGAGAGCTAGCCAGCAGTGCGAAAACCGCTATTGATTGGTTCAAAGACAAAGCTTCGGATGTATCTAAAAAACTATCCAGAAACCAAAATAATGTTTTTACTAAAGATGCATTTCCTGAAATCGGCCAAATGTACATGTTTGCTTACGATCCAAAGTACAAAAACATATTACCTTATTACGACGCATATCCCTTAGTTTTCCCTATAGAATTCTATTCTGACGGTTTCTTAGGTATCAACTTACACTATCTTCCACCATTAGCCAGAGCTAAACTTTTAACAAATTTAAAAGATCTAGCGAACAATGATAAATATGATAACTCTACCAAATTGGCAATTTCATATAATGTGTTGAAAGCTCACTCTATTCAGTTTAACGGGTTCGAAAATTGCATAAAAAGATATTTGTTTGCTCATGTAAGAAGCAGTTTTCATCAAGTTTCTCCTTACGATTGGGACAAAGCGGTTTTGCTTCCTTTACAAAGATGGCAAATCAATCCTAACAGAAAATACGCAAGAAAACCTCCATACTAGGAAAACAAATGCCTTTTAACGTAAATAACTTCAAACAGAATCTAGATTTCTTTGGATACATCAAAAATAACAAATTTGAAGTGTTCGTCCAAGCGCCTAAGTTTCTGCAAAACAAATACATGAAGATAAACGAAAGAGAAACAAGCATAAAAGATATAAACAATCTTTTAAGGTTCAGAATTGATCAAGTTCGTACTCCTAGCGCGTCTTTGTTATCAATTGACACTAGCAGATACGGCATTGGACCAACACAAAAGATGCCGTACAATGCTCAATATTTCGACACTACATTTTCTATCTTGTTAGACAGAAATACTGATCTTTGGGACTTTTGGTACAATTGGATAAACGGTATCTTCAATTTTAATGGCCAAGAACCAAACGGAAATAATATTTTCAACGGTGGCAGAATACCAAATTATACCATTGAGTATAAAGACGAATATTCAACAAATATGATGATAGTGATTTATAATGATGTTGGAGAAACAGTAAAAACTATAAATCTTTATGAAGCATACCCTTCTTCTATGAGAGAAATTCAGTTAGCTTGGAACGACAATGTTAATCTTATGCGTATAGCCATAACTGTAACGTACTCTAGCTATTCAATCGTAGGAAGTAACATAAATTCTAACGCAACAACACCTTCTACTGACCGTGTCTCGATCACCACTTCTACTGGAGTGATAACAGCTTAAAATATGGAGTAAATAATGTCATCTTTGCCAAAAATAGATTATCCAATACTTAATATCAAAGTTCCTTCCTTAAAAAAGGAATTTATGTTCAGGCCATTTCTTGTAAAAGAAGAAAAGCTTCTTTTTATGGCGAAAGAAAGCAAAAACGACTCTGATATTCTTGTAGTAATCAAACAAATTGTTCAAAATTGTTGTTTAGACAAGAAATTTGACGTCGACTCAATTGCGATTTTTGATTTAGAGTATATTTTCTTGAAATTAAGGTCGTTTTCTGTAGATAGCATCATCAAAATATCATTAAAAGATAATGAAGACAAAAATGTTTATGATTTTGATGTAAATTTAGAAGAAATTCAAGTAACTTTCCCTAAAAAAACCGAAAATATCATCAAAATCAACGAAACAGCGGGTTTAATCCTAAAATATCCTCCTGCATCACTATATTCTGATGAAGAATTTTTAAAATTAGAAAAAGATCACCTTTTTGAGTTGATTTTAAGATGTATCGACAAAATTTACGATGGTGATGAGGTTTATGAGACTAAAAATTTCTCAAAAAAAGATATTTCAGAGTTTGTTGAGAGCTTAAACGTCAAAGTTTTCGAAAAAGTTCATGATTTCTTGTTGAGCACACCGAAAATTAACTACGTCATAAACTATAAGAACAAATTAGGCAATGATAGAAAAATCGAATTGAATTCGTTAAACGATTTTTTTACTTGGCGCTGAGTCATAACACATTAAAAGGCTATTATAAGATGGTTTTTTCTTTGGCTCAGCACCATAAATATTCAATAAGTGATATTGAAAATTTAATCCCCTTTGAGCGCGATGTTTATGTCAATTTGTTATTGCAATATCTAGAAGAAGCAGAAAAACAAAAGAAGAATGCAACGTAAAAAATGGCAGCATTAGATTTTATCAAAAACTTAACTTCCAGCGTATCTAAGATTGGTCAAGAGAACAGTCAATTTAGACAGGCTGCTTCACAACAAAACAATAGTATCTCTAAGTTCATTAGAGATATTTCTAAGATGTTTACTTCTCAGTCGAAACAACAAAGCGACATAAGTGGCTCGTTAAACAGTTTAGAACAAAGCGCAGCTTCTACCTCTAGCAAAATAGATCAAACAAACGTAATATTACAAGAATCTATTTCAATTCAAACTAACATGTTAAATGAATTGAAAAATCTTTCTTCAAGCATCAATAAACTGTTAGATGTAGCAGAGGGTGGTAGTGGTAGCGGAGTAGGGGGAGGAGGAGGCGGTCTTGCGAGTATTATCGGTAAAACAGCTTTAAGTGCTGGATTAGTTGCAGCTGGCGCTGGATTAGAAAGTAATTTCGGTACATTCTCTGGATTATTTGGTGGTGGAGCTAAACCAGGAACACAAGAAGCTTCGGGAGAAATAAAAACAGCTCAGTTAGTACAATTGGCTAAAGAAGCTGGTTTTACAGAAGAACAAGCAGTAATCATGGGAGCAATTGGATCTGCTGAATCTGACGGAAATCCAATTGCGCACAATACGAAAGGAGAAGATAATTCCTACGGATTGTGGCAAGTTAACATGAAGGGTGCTCTTGGTGTAGAAAGAAGGGAAAAATATGGATTATCTTCAAATGAAGAATTATTTGATCCTAAAATTAATATTCAAATAGCAAAAGACATTTTCGACGAAGCACGTGGAAATTTTAAGCCTTGGGGAGCGTACACTGACGGTAGATACCAACAATTTCTTGGAACTGCAATGCAATCTGTTCAAGAAGCAGATGATGCTTCTGCACCTTCAGGCACATACCATTCATCAAGCGATGTTATGGGTGAAAACAAAGCAGCTGGTGTATATGAAAATCAAGAATCGCTAGCTGGTATAAGAAAACTTCCACTTAGCTCAAAGCTTAGAGGTGTTTTAGATCAAGCTGCTGCAGCTGCTGGTGTAGAAGCTGTTGTTCATTCAGGCGGTCAATCACCAATTGGGTCAGGCGGTCCCAGAACAGGATCAACGAGGCACGACAATGGTAATGCAGCTGACTTAAAATTATATAAAAATGGAAAATTACTTGTTGACACCAATCCTAGCGACAGAGAAATTATGGCCAAATTCGTATCGGCTGCTGTCGCTGCTGGTGCTACTGGCGTTGGTGCAGG